AAATGGCAACCGAGTTCGACATTACGGATCCAATCCCATATCCATTATCGAACCCAGCAGGTGCTACGAACTTTTCAGCAACTGGTGTTGCATACGATGTAGCCTTTGCAAGCAATCCATTTTTTATCGGAGCATCCGATGAGACACCCTATCGTCGCGTAACAGCGCAGTATCGCAAGCAACAAATTGACCAGTCCAGAGAACCAGGTGAGCAGACGCTTACCGGTTGGTGGACTCGTAGCCAGTCATCCTTTCATCAGGGAGCAGGCATCAAGTTTTTTGAGCCACAGCAAGATGAGTCCCTGCGATTTCAATTCACAGAGTCTAAGGGTGTAGATGTCTGGACTAAGGGACAGGCTAGCCTGCTCAACAGCACAGTTAGGGCTAGGGCTTCAGCATCAACTAACTTATACCTAGTTGGTGCTAGAGACAATACTAATAACGTAGATGCAATTGTCTTTACTGAAGGAGTTGATCTCAAGAAACTTACTATGAGCGGTGATACACCTACCGTTACTCCTTATACTTTAACAGCAGCTCCACACACACTTGATTTTATGGCTTTAACCTCTGATGGAACCAGATACTTTGCTGCAGATAATGACAAACTTCATAGAGGTAATATCTTTGGCTCTACATCTGATGGTCATATCTACGATCTTGATGGTCCAGTTACCACAGTAGCACTGCGTTATGCAAAGCAACGTTTGTTAGCTGGCGTAGGTATAAAGTTATATGAATTAGATTCTAACAAGACACCCACTGCAGGTGGTCACGCTTTACCTACCGAACTTTATACACACCCAAACCCATCGTGGATATGGACAACCATATCTGAAGGACCTGCTGCTTTCTATGTTGGTGGCTATGCTGGATCTCAATCATCTCTATACAAGATTACATTAGATACTACTGCTACTAACTCTCTTGGATTCCCAGAACTTAATGCACCTACTGTTGTAGTTGATCTACCAGAGGGTGAAATAATCAATGCCTTTGATGTATACCTTGGTACCTTTGGAGTTCTTTGCACCAACAAGGGTGTAAGAGTTGCGTTGGTATCTGCCGATGGTGACATCAGTTATGGACCATTGCTAGTAGAGACAGAGTGCAAGAGCGTAACCTTCAAGGATAGATTTGCTTATGTAACAACCTTACAAGATACTGAGTCAGGTCTAATTCGTATTGATCTATCACAGTCAGTAGTTTCTAATAGCCTTGTCTTTGCCTATGCTTGGGATATTTGTGCAATCGGTGAGACTGTTAACCCAGTATCTACAGACTTCCTTGGTTCTACCGATAGAGCTGTCTTTGCAGTACCAGGTGATGGAATATGGATTGAGTCATCAAGTATTAAGGTACCATCTGGGTACTTACGTACAGGTTTTGTGCGCTATAACACAACAGAGAATAAGATCTTTAAGATTATGCAAACACGTGCTGATAACACCTACGGTTCTGTATCTGTAGATTCTATTACAGAAGATGACACCTATTACCGCATTGGTTCCTTTGGACAAGGAGTTGCTATCAGCGATGTGAATATCAGCTTCCCAACTTCTGCTGTTGAGTTCCTAGGATTCCAGTTTAACTTCACCCGTTCATCTACAGATACAACACAAGGTCCAGTCTTTACTGGATACCAGGTTAAGTCACTACCTGCAGTACCGCGTCAGCGATTGATTCAGTACCCAGTGTTCTGCTATGACCACGAGAAGGACCACTATGGAGTTGAGGTGGGTTATGAAGGCTCAGCCTATGACCGCATCAGCCAGTTAGAAGCAATAGAGAATCTAGGCGACACCATCCGCGTCGAAGATTTTAGAACTGGGGAGTCATTCCTCGGTCTGATTGAAGAGATGGACTTCATCAACCGCACGCCAACAGATAAGAGATTCTCCGGATACGGTGGAACTTTGTTGGTCACTATACGTTCAGTCTAAGGAGACTACGATCAATGAGCGCATCTGATTACGCAACCCTTACAGTTGCAGTAACCACAATACTAGGAGCTTTGTTTACAGCAATGCGTTGGCTAGTAAAGCATTACCTTAATGAACTTAAGCCCAATTCAGGAACCAGTTTGCGTGACTCCTTGGACAGATTAGAAAAAAGAGTAGACGACCTGTTTAAGTTGATAGCAGAGAAATGAGTAACGATGAAGCCACTTGCAAGGAAAGCCACGCCTGCAGCCATTGCTGTCCTGCGCCAGGCCACAGCGATAGTTCCATTGCGTATGAAAGCATCCGATGGACTCCTACCGTCCAAAGCGCATATCCATCAGAATCCCAACTCTGACCACAACACAGGCTTTGCAGTTGATTTAACCCACGATCCCATAGCTGGTATTAACTGCAACGATATCTTTGACAAACTACAAGCAGACCCACGAGTTGACTACCTGATATTTAAGGGAAAGATTTGGTCAAAGCAAAAGGGACTGCGTGTGTATAAGGGACCAAACCCACACACAAAACATCTTCACATCTCCATCAAACAAGGATGTGGAGACGACACCTCACCTTGGTTCCCTTGGCTGGGTACACCAAAGGTTGTCGCAAAGGTCAAGGCAGCAGTTAAGCCTTTACCTAAGAAGAAAGAACCAACAAGTCCAAAGGAGTAACAATGGATAAGAACAAGTTAAAGGCAATGGCAGCTACGTACCTACGTGCTGGTATTGCATCAGTAATTGCTTTATATCTTGCAGGCGTAACAGATCCAAAGGCTTTAGCAACAGCAGGTATCGCTGCTATTGCAGGTCCATTGCTTAAGGCATTAGATCCAAAAGCTGCAGAGTTCGGACGTGGGTCTAAGTAACCCATCAGCGCGAGGCAAAGAGGTCGGTCCCTTCGGGGACCGGCCTTCTTTTTTTATGCCATTTTGTCGGCAGGGCAGGGAACTACTACCAGGTTTCCACAGTTGACACAGGTAGCATCAAGGAAATACCAGACCAGTTCATAGTCTTCAAAGGAGCACATAACATTAAATACCTGGGAGCCACAGGAACATACGTGGACTGGTCCTAAGCCTCTTAAATCGGCTCCAGTGACCTCTGGAAGGGTACTGAGAGAGCTTAGTCGCTCCCAGATTTTTGACAGGATTGGTAGACGGAGTACCATATGCTCGGCACGGCTCCTTCCTGTGGTCAGTCGCCTCTCGGCCTTACGGCCTCGGCCCCGTAAGGGGCCACTGTAAATTCGCTATCGCTCATATTGTACACATCAGGTAGCGTGTCTCAGGTACGACACGCCGTAGGTGTGTTAGAATCTCAGGTATGACAACCATCGCAGCTGTTGAAGGTATTGATTACGCGGTCTTCGTAGCTGACTCTCAGATAACTGAGGACAATCTCGTGACCTTAGCAACGAGTACGCCCAAGATAGTTGAGGTGGGTAAGTTCATCATCGGTGTCTCAGGTGACACCAGACCAGGTGATATCCTTTCATATAACTGGAAACCGCCACTCTATCGTGGCGAGGAACCAGCACAATTTATGGGACGCAAAGTAATCCCAAGCATTATGAGTACCTTTACAGATAATAACTACGAGTGGAACAAGGTGGACAAAGATGGTGGCTTCGATTATCTCATTGCTTTTAACGGCAATATCTTCCGTATTGCTTGTGATCTCTCTTTTTTCCAAGCAGATCACGGAACGTACGGCATTGGTTCTGGTGGGCAGCTCGCTCTTGGCTACCTGTATTCAGTTCGCAAACCTGATATGGAGTTAGCCTACGCCAAGCGACACGCCAAGAAAGCCGTAGAGATTGCATCAATGCTTGACGCTAATACGGGTAAGCCTATACAGTTGGTAGTCCAAGAACGACTATAGGAGGAAGTAATGAGTACACAAAAAGAACGTTGGATAAAGACAGAAGAAGCAGCAGAATATCTATCTGTAAGTTTAAGTTTCTTATATCAAAAGGGACCTGATGCTGGCATTCCACGAGTTAAGTTGAGTAATGGGTATCGTTATCGTATGTCAGATCTTGATGCTTGGTTGTTAGGAAAATTAGATGCACAAGACTCTTGATTACGCTTTGAAAGAGGCGTATGAAACAGGCTTTGAAGATGGAGTTTCATCTGTTGTCAAAGCATCTGAAGAAGATATGAAACTGCTACTGAATCAGGTGAAGAATGGGTGAGTGGCTTATTTACTGGGGAATTATTTTGTTCATCATTCTATTCTGGAATCACACAAGATGTCAGTAACAGATCCTAAAGATTTACTACTGACTGCACTACGTGCAGGTGATGCTAAGCGTTCGCGCTCTACGCAGGTACAGATTGGTCCATCAGAGGTAGGCGGTTGCCGACGCAAGGTGTGGTACCGACTCAACAACCAACCTGAAACTAATGACAACGAATTAAAACTTGCTGCAATTATGGGTACTGCTATTCACGCAGAGATTGAAAGAGCGTTAGTAGATAATCCAGATGTGCTGATTGAAACAGAAGTTGAATACAACGGGATGAAAGCACACATTGACTGTTTCGTACCAGGTACCGGTGATGTGATTGACTGGAAGACATCTAAGATTAAGAACCTTGGATACTTTCCATCAAAGCAACAACGGTGGCAGGTGCAGCTATACGGCTACCTCCTAGCTAAGAACGGCTATGCGGTCAACCGAGTGTCACTGGTGGCAATTGCCAGGGACGGGGACGAAAGAGATGTCAAGGTTCACACCGAAGACTACGATGAGTCCATTGCTATCGAGGCACTCGGTTGGCTAGCGGCTGTCAAGGAGGCAGCAGAGGCACCTGCACCTGAACGCGACTCAAGTTACTGTCAGTTCTATTGCAAGTATTATGACGCAAGTGGGCAGATGGGATGCGTTGGTATAAAAAAAGAACTTACACCAGTCAGTGATGTCATCATTGATGATTTTGATGTTGACAGGAATGCACTGTTGTACTTACAGTTAGCAGCACAGATTAAAGAGTTAGAAAAGCATCAGGATTCTTTGAAGACATCCTTTGAAGGATTACTAGGCACTACTAATTCAGGTATCGAAGTAAGTTGGACAACTGTTAAAGGACGTGAGTCAGTTGACAGTAGCGAGGTAGAAAAACTATTAGGGTTTGTCCCTAAGAAGGTAGGAGCTGAAAGCCAGCGACTATCTATAAAGCAAATCGGAGGTAAGTAAATGGCTACAGAAGGTACAAAGTTTCAGATCAACTACAAGTTGTCAGATGGAACACTCATCAATCTTTACGCAGCAAACGTTCAGGAACTAGAGACAGGTCTTAACGACCTAGGTATGGTTTCAACTTTGATTAAAGCAACAGGTGCAGAGTTCACAGGTGGACAACCAGCACCAACAGTTGCAGCAGTTGCTCAGGCATTTAATGCAACACCAGCACCAGCACCAACAGGTGGAGGCAACTCCTGTCGTCACGGTGTGATGGCATTTCGTGAAGGAACATCAAGCAAGGGACCTTGGAAGGGCTATATGTGTGCTGCACCAAAGGGTGCAACAGACAAGTGCGATACCATCTGGGTTAAATAACAAATGCGGGAGCCGAGGTTTTACGAAGCTCCTAGTTGTGCAACAGTAGGTGGAGACTTTTGGTTTCCAGATAATGAATCAGGTGTACCTGGTGCATCCACAGTAGATTCTCTTTTTGCTAAGAGCATCTGTAATCGCTGTCCCCATAGAAGGGAATGCGCTGAGTGGGGTATCAAGTTTGAGACTCACGGCATCTGGGGCGGTCTAACACCAAGAGACCGTCAACGAATAAGACGTGAACGCGGTATCAAAGTAAATCAGGAGGATGACGTTGCTTAATCTGTCCCGTGCGTGGGGTGGTGTGCTTACCAAGGCAACACCACTACCTGACGTATGGACTGGCTTAGCTGCCAAGCAGATTAAGTTCAGGCGTGGGCAAGTATGTATGGTTGCAGCAGCACCTAATGCTGGTAAGTCAATGTTCGCATTGATCTATGCAATCAAAGCACAAGTGCCTACACTTTTCTTCTCTGCCGATACTGATACAACTACCGTGATGATGAGAGCAGCTTCTCATACATCAGGTCACTCACAGGTTACTGTTGAGAACAACTTGGCTGGCGACAGTCATTACTACAACCATCACTTCCAGAAGATTGACCACATCAAATGGGTCTTTGATTCATCACCTTCAATAGATGATCTTGAACTTGAGATAAGAGCGTACGTAGAACTCTACGGAATCGCACCGGAACTTATCATCATAGATAACCTAATGAACGTAGCAGCAGAGACAGATAATGAGTGGTCAGGACTACGTGCAATTATGATGGAGTTGCACGATATGGCACGTAAGACTGAGGCTTGTGTAATGGTGTTACACCACGTCTCTGAGCAATCAGAGTATGGGTCTACCACTAAGCCACCAGCTAGACGTTCCATCCACGGTAAGGTCAGTCAGTTACCTGCGCTGATCTTAACTTTAGGATATGACCCAGGACAAGCAACCTTATCTGTTGCTGCTGTGAAGAACCGCTTTGGTCCACACACAGCTGATGCTTCTGATTATGCACAACTGCTAGTAAACTATGCAGCGTGTCAGATCGGTGACCAGAATGAGCAGGGTTGGATGTATAGAAGAGATGCAATGGCAAATTACCAAGGAGGTTACATTGTCCAATAGCAATTTAGTTATTCTGCCTTCACGTAGCAGACCAGATAACGTAGAGCGTTGTATCAATGCGCTGAAAGAGAACTCAGTTATATCTGATTTCTGTGTAGCAATTGATGATGACCAATCAGATCTTTACCCACGACTAGATGGTGTTATCTATGAAGTCAATCCAAGACTTCGTATGAATGGCACACTCAACCTTGTGGCTAACAAATATGCGAGTAAGTACAAGACTATCTACTTCCTTGGTGATGACCACTTGGTCAAGACTAAGAGCTGGGATAGACACTTGGCTGAAGCAATCAACATCAAGGGCTACGGTCTTGCCTATGGCAACGACCTGTTGCAAGGTAAGAACCTTGCTACTGCTGTGATGATGAGTACCAACATCATTGAGATACTAGGATTTATGGCACCGCCTAAGTTGATTCACCTGTTTATGGATAACTTCTGGATGACACTGGGCTTGAAGATTAACTCACTGTATTACTTTGATGATGTCATCATTGAACATCTACATCCATACGCAGGTAA